AACCAAAAGAGGAAATAATAGAAAAATCTCTTGGACTTCTTGCAGAACCAAGTGATGTTAAGCAACAAAATGACCCATTAACACCACTCAACCAAAATTTTGCAACACTTGATGATTTGCAGAATCATTATAAACTTTTTCTTTCTAGAATTCAGCAACAACTATCCACATTAGGTGGTGGTGGTGAAACTAATTTGGCATACATGGATATGCCACTTAAGTATATTACATCATCGTCTTATACAATAACTCCACAAGATTATTATATCGGTATAAATTATGCGGGAGCAGTTACAATTACTCTTCCAACACCAAGGAAGAATGGAAAGGTATACATAGTAAAAGATGAACTTGGAGAAGCATCCAAGGGAACGAATAGATATATCACAATCCTTCCATCAGGTTCAGATAAAATTGACGGACGGGATAGAGCAATTCTTGCATATGATTTTGGTTCACTTACTTTTGTTTATAGAAACGGTTGGAGGGTAGTTTAATGTCACACTTATATAATCCGTGGAAACCCGAAGATGATGCTTTTGGTAGATTAAGAACATCAAATCCATATACTCTTGGAGATTATAAGCATCTTTATGCTATTGATCCAGACTTTGTAGATGTCAAAGTAGGCACTGGTGCAACTATAACTTTTGATGTCAATCAAGCAGCAGCAATTTTGCAGTCTGGTGTCAGCACTAATGGATATACTATTCACCAGACAAAGAGATATCATCATTATATGCCTGGAAAATCTCAATTGATTTTCTCCACATTTAATTTTGGTGCGGCACAACAAAATGTTTATAAGAGAACTGGATACTTTGATGACAGAGATGGCATTTTCTTTGAGCAAGCACCAGATGGAGTTTTAAGTTTTGTAATTAGATCCTATGTAACTGGTATTGCTTCAGATAGAAGAGTTACTCAATCTGAATGGAATAAAGATAGATTAACAGGTCTAGATCCTTCTGGATTTACATTAGATGTTACTAAAACTCAATTATTCTTTACTGACTTTGAATGGTTAGGTGTTGGTAGAGTTCGTTGTGGATTTGCACTTGATGGCAAGAATGTTGTCTGTCACGAATTTTATAATGCAAATCACATTCCAACAGTTTATATGTCTAATCCAAATCTTCCAGTAAGATGTGAAGTTAGAAATACTGGAGCACAAGTAGGTGCTGGTGGTTCCTTTATTCAAATTTGTTCTACTGTAATGAGTGAAGGTGGATATGTAGAGGCAGGTAGAGAATTTTCACATACAACAAATCTCAGAACTGTTGGTGTTGGCAGTACAGTTCCAATCATTAATATTAGACTCAAAAATACATTTAAAGGTTATCCAAATAGAGCAACAGTAAAACTTGAAGATGTTTCTGTGTTTAGTAATGGAGGAAATGTAAAATATGAAGTTCTAAAATTTAGGAGTTCGGTTGGAATTAATACAACAGGAACTTGGGAGTCAGAGAATACTGAATCGGTTGTTGAATATAATGCATCTTCAACTGGAATTAGTACAGCATATTTTGAAGATTTTATGGGTGGTTATGTTGCGGGAGAAAGTCAAAACTCACAAAAACCATCAGCAACAACTGTAGATGCTCAATCAGGACCTACATCTAAGAAAAATTTCCTAACACAAAATTTTGATGCAACAGACTCAGAAATTTTTTCAGTTCGTGTAAGTAATATAAGTGACACCAGCACTAATGTTGGAGTTTCTATTAGATGGAGAGAGATTTATTGAGTTATGAGTACTTAAAATTTCATTTAGAACTTGCAAGAAATACTAAATAACTAATATAGTCCAATTATTACAATGTCCGTATATAAGATTGTACAAAAAATTACACCATTGACGATGACTGGTGCAGCAGTAACCAGTAATCCAATTGCTTTGAGGTCTGGTTTTTTGAGAATTGTTCCAGAACAAGATGCTTATGTTGAGGTTGCTCCAACTCCAACGATTAGTACTACTACAAGTGCTAGTATTTTTGTTAAAGCAGGAACTGAACTCATTTTAAAAGAAACAGCAATTACTCAAACTATTGTTGGTGTAACTACTGGAACTACCACTGTTGTAACTTTACCAGAAGGTACTTTCTCTGATTTTTCTGCTGGTGATATTGTTGAACTTACTGGTGTTGTTCCATCAGGTATCAACACAACAGCAGCAACTGTTGCTTCAGTAAACGCAACAAACAGTGCAGGAACAGGTGGATTTAATAGAGTTATTACTCTTACTTGGAATACTTCATCTCAAGGTCCAGTAACTACTTCCACTGGTGTTTTAAGAAGAACAACAAAAGTTGCTGCTTTTGGGGCAAGTGGAAAACTTCACATCACAGAAATTCAAATCGCAGGTGGTTAATCCAATGAAACTTATCACAGAAGAAATCGAAAAGGTTAAGGTTATTGTTGAAGAAACCAACGGTAAAAAGTCTCTTTTTATTGAAGGTATTTTTCTTCAAGCAAACAAACCAAACAGAAACAAGCGTCTCTATGAAATGAGAACTCTTGAAAGAGAAGTCAAAAGATATAATGAAAATTATATTCAAAAAGGTCGTGCTCTTGGAGAACTAGGACACCCTGATGGTCCTTCTTTGAATCTTGATAGAGTTTCTCATAAAATTGTTTGTTTAGAGAGAGTTGGAGATAATTTTAGAGGAAGAGCAAAAATTCTTTCCACTCCTATGGGAAAAATTGCAGAATCTCTTCTCGGTGAAGGTGTGATGTTGGGAGTTTCTTCTCGTGGTGTTGGTTCATTAATTCCAACTAACGAAGGATATTCTGTAGTTGGTGAAGACTTTATGCTTGCGACTGCTGCTGATATTGTTGCTGACCCTTCTGCTCCTGATGCTTTTGTGAATGGAATTATGGAAGGAAAAGAGTGGTGTTGGGAAGGTGGAATTCTCCGTGAAAGAGCCGCAGAGGCAGCAAAGAGAAAAATAAACACATTAGTAGACCAAAAACGTTTGGAAGAACAGAAAGTTGACCTGTTCCAAAACTTTTTATCAAATCTTTAAATTATAAATAAATAAAGATTAAACATATAGGTTAATCGGAGAGATCAAATGTCCCGTGGTAAAAATTTACAAGAAATGGAAACTGGCACTAAACAATCTAAAACTGCTGTAAATGCTGGTGCAAAAGCAGCAGACCCAATGAAGAAGTTAACCACAGGTATTCCTGATGGTCAAACTGGTAGTTGGGAAGATCTTGGAGGACCAACTCCAGAGAACTACAAACCAGATGATGATTCTGCAAAACTTTCAACTCCTGGTGCAACTCTTAAGCAAGTTAAGAATGTTGTAAATAAGGGTGCAAAAGCAGCAGATGCTATGAAAACCCTTGCTAAAGAATCGGTCGAAGAAGATGAGGATGAAGAACTCATTGATGATGAGACCGAATATGACGAAGATGAAGTAGTTTCTGAAGCAAAGAAAAAGTCTTCCGAAGAAGATGATGAAGAAGATGATGAAGAAGATGAAGATGAAGATAGTGAAGAAGATGATGCTGAGGACGAAAAAGAAAAGGCAATGAAAGAGGCATTTGCCCAAATCGAAGAAGAAATCGAAGAGGATGTAAATGCACTTCTTTCTGGTGAAGAACTCTCCGAAGATTTTAAGGTAAAGGCAAAAACAGTTTTTGAAGCTGCTTTGAATGCCAGAACCGAACAAATTGAAGAAGCAATTGCTTATCAATATGAGCAAAAACTTGCCGAAGAATTAGAAGAAATCAGAGAAGATTTAACTGACCGTCTTGATGCATACCTTGAGTATGTTTCAGAAGAATGGTTACAAGAAAATGCTCTAGAAGTAGAGCAAGGACTTAAGACTGAAATGACAGAATCATTCCTTGCCGGAATGAAGAGTCTTTTTGAAGATCATTATGTAACAATCCCTGAAGATAGATATGATGTACTTGAGAGTATGGTAGAAAAACTTGATGAAATGGAGAATAAACTCAACGAGCAAATCGAAAAGAATGTTGCTCTGAATAGAAGATTAGCTGAGTCGGTTACTGAAGTAATCTTTGCCGAAGTCTCTGAAGGTCTTGCACTTTCACAGAAGGATAAACTCGCTTCTCTTGCTGAAAATGTTGAGTTTGATAGTGAGTCAGACTATCGTGAGAAACTGGTAACATTAAGGGAATCTTATTTCCCCAGAAACACTGGTACTCAAAGAGACAACTCGGATTACATTGCAGAGGAAACTGATTATTCGCAACCAGTATCTGGTTCGATGGAGTTCTATCTCAATGCACTCCAAAGAGTTTCCAAAAAGTGATTTTTAAATTATAACAATCAAACTAAAACTTTTTAAAAGAGGTAAAACAAATGCAAATGTTCAACGCAGAACATCTGCAGGAGAAGTGGGCACCACTCCTTGACTATCAGGGACTTGATGGAATCAAAGATTCACATCGTAGAATGGTAACCGCAGTTCTCCTGGAGAATCAAGAAAAATTCCTTCGTGAGGAAAGAGAATTCCTCGGCGAAGCATCTTATGCAACTACTGGTGCCACTGCTGCTGGTACTGGTTTCGCAGGACAATCAACCGCAGGTGGACCAGTTGCAGGTTTCGACCCTGTTCTGATTTCACTCATCCGTCGTTCAATGCCTAACTTGGTCGCATATGACCTTGCAGGTGTTCAACCAATGAACGGTCCTACAGGACTCATCTTCGCAATGCGTTCACGTTATACCAATCAAACTGGTGCTGAAGCATTCTTCGATGAAGTTGATTCCACATTCTCTGGCAGAAAGGGCAATTCATCTCAGTATGCTGTTGACCCAACAGTACAAGCAAACGTAGGTTTCGGTACTACTGCTTCACAAACTGGTAGCAACCCTGGTCTTCTTAATGCTGCTGGTACTTCCCAGCAAAGTTATAACGTCGGTGGTGGTATGGCCACCTATGACGCAGAAAGACTTGGATCTGGTGGAGGTGCTGAAAGCTTTAACGAAATGGCATTCTCAATCGAGAAAGTCACCGTTACTGCAAAGTCAAGAGCACTCAAGGCTGAGTACTCACTCGAACTCGCACAAGACCTCAAGGCAATCCACGGTTTGAATGCTGAAGCGGAATTGGCAAATATTCTCTCAACAGAGATTCTTGCTGAAATCAACCGTGAAGTTATTCGTACCATCTATAAGACTGCTGAAGCTGGTGCTCAGTTCAACACTGCTACTGCTGGTACTTTTGACCTCGACGTTGACTCCAACGGTCGTTGGTCAGTTGAGAAGTTCAAGGGTCTTATCTTCCAAATCGAGCGTGATGCTAACGCAATCGCACAAAGAACTCGTCGTGGAAAGGGCAACATCATTATGTGCTCATCTGACGTTGCTTCTGCACTTTCGATGGCTGGTCTCCTTGACTACACCCCTGCACTCAATGCAAACCTTAACGTAGATGATACTGGCAATACTTTTGCTGGTGTTCTCAATGGTAAGTATAAAGTTTATATTGACCCATATTCGGGTGGTGCTGGCAACCCAGCAACTGGTGCAACTGGTGGTCAATACTACGTTGTTGGTTATAAGGGTTCTTCCCCTTATGATGCAGGTCTCTTCTATTGTCCTTATGTTCCTCTCCAAATGGTTCGTGCCGTTGGTGAGAACACCTTCCAACCAAAAATCGGATTCAAGACTCGTTATGGTCTTGTTGCTAACCCATTTGCCGAAGGTAAGCTTGATTCTGGTGCTGCTACTGCACTTGGTCAAATCTCGACCAACTCAAACCGTTACTACAGAAGAGTGCAAGTCCAAAATCTTATGTGAGTTTCTTTTCACATTTTTCGAGGGTCCGAAAGGACCCTTTTTTTATGCCTATAAATAAAAATAAAAATGGCTTCACCCTCGTTATCAAATCAAATTGGAAATAAAAACTACTTATCTCCATTAGGTTTTAAGTTTGTATTATCAAAGTATCCAAAAATTGATTTCTTTTCTAATTCCGCAGAAATACCTGGAATTAATCTTGGTGTAGCAATTCAACCTACTTACTTAAAGGATATTCCAATTCCTGGTGATAAGATTTCTTATGATGATTTTAATTTAAAATTTTTTGTTGATGAAAATTTAGAAAATTATCTTCAAGTCCATAACTGGATACGAGGTCTTGGATATCCAGAAAGTGTTGCGGAATACCAAGAGTTTCTCAATCAAGACCCATACAATCCAGGAGTTCAGGATGCATCTTCCGGTCAATCTGATGGAAGTTTAATTATTTACAATAGCAATTATAATCCAGTAGCAACAGTTAGTTTTAAAGGTCTATTTCCAACATCACTTTCTACAATTAATTTTAATGCATCTAATGATGACGTTCAATATGTAACGGCAGAAGTCAATTTCAAGTATACTTTATATGATATAACAACTTATTGAAATTATGAACCTTGATGAAATTCAATCATTATGGGAGCAAGATTCAATTATAGACCAAGATAATCTACACGATGAGTCTATCAAAATACCTGCTCTTCACGCAAAATATTATAAACTTTATAACAACATACTTCTTCTCCGAAAACTAGAAGAAAACAAATACAAGATTTTAAAAAAAGAAAAATGGATGTATTACTCTGGTAAGGC